TTCAGTAGGTCCAGTCACTGCAGTGGGACCAGTCACACCCGTAACTCCAGTGACACCCGTAACCCCAGTGGCTCCTGTTACTCCAGTGGCTCCAGTAGCCCCCGTAGGACCAGTGACACCCGTAACCCCTGTTGGTCCAGTCACACCTGTAACACCAGTCACCCCTGTAGCTCCTGTAACTCCAGTGACTCCAGTAACGCCTGTCACTCCAGTGACACCTGTAGCACCTGTAGGGCCAGTTACCCCAGTAACGCCTGTCACTCCAGTGACACCTGTAGCACCTGTAGCACCTGTAACTCCAGTGACACCAGTCACCCCAGTCACTCCAGTTGGACCTGTAACGCCAGTAACCCCTGTGACTCCTGTTACTCCAGTAACCCCTGTAACTCCAGTAACCCCTGTGACTCCAGTAACGCCAGTCGCACCTGTAGCGCCTGTTGGGCCCGTTGGGCCAGTAACTCCTTGCCCTCCAGTCGTTATTTCCGACCAGTTTGCAGCTGTGGTCCACTGTGTGGCAGGATCGCCATGAAATATATATGCTTTATCATCCCCTGTTATTATTGCGAGATACCCATCAACCCTCATGTCTGCGGGAAGACTATTTCTGTTAGGTGTGGCGCCACTGATGGAGGCGAATATTCCAACCCCTCGCACCTGACTTCCTGCGGATTTGGCCAGGTTTACAAGAAAAGCGTTTGCATTTGAATGCTGTAGAGGTCCGTCAAATTCAGGCATTACTCAATGTTCTTTAATTGATATATTTTTCCAATCTGTCCTGTTCCGCCCAGAGCTGTTTTCAGTCTTATAACTATGTGGGGCGTATAGTGCGTGTTATTTGCAAACTGAGTCTGGATCTGTATGTTACTTCCATATATCCAGTAGTCCGCATCGAGTTCTCCGAAATCGTCAATAACGTAGGACTGATTTGTTCCGTTGTAATCAAAAATAAATTCAATGTTCGGGTTTGCGGTTCCAGTAATGTCCTGAACCGTGCCATCTGTATTTTCAAAGTAGTACCTCGGAATAAAGAAGTATATAAAGTTTCCTGCTGTAGCCCCACTAGGTACTGTAAACAAAGCGTTTAGGTCGTCTGTACCGCTATCCCTCGTTGCCGTGTTAGCCTGCTCGTTTCTTTGAACCCTATTGCTTGAGGTGGTCTGAGACGTATAGAGAGACCTGAACTGTGCGTCCGTGTAACCAGACCCCGCTTCTGTGGTTGTCACCACCATTCTTATTGGGAGTCTGTTTATTACATAGTTGTCGGCGACACTAACGGCAGTTTGTGAATTTATGTTCACGTAAGGATTTTTTTCATCCCAAACTTTGAGCGTAAATGTCTTTGTTTCGCCTACATCCACAAACCCAGAATCATGATTTAAATTGGTTCCGAGGGTGACGATAGAACTACCACTAATGTCCGTAGGCCCAATAATGGCACTGCCATTGTGAATGATCGCGTATCTATCTAGAAGTACACCAGGTGTATTTCTAGTTATAGTACCATCAAAGTTTGTTCTTCCGTTGTATATGGTTCTGTTTCCGTCATTTTCATCGGTAGAAACCGTTCCTATTGCGGTATCTCTTCTGTCGGCGTTGAAGCTGCTGATGGTAGGTGCCGCGTAAGTAGGTGAGTAAGACAGCGTATTTGAGGTCTGTTGTTGACCTGATTCTGAGTCTTCAACCGTAGTGTAGTAGTGCTTGAAATTAGCGCTCGTGGGCTGTGCAGGGAAGGTTACGTTCCTGTTAAACGTGGTGCTGTTCCCTGAAACACCAGATGTAGTCTCAATAAGAGTGTATGTCGCAGACGCGGCATTCGCCCCTACTCCTTCATAGAACTTGTGTGTCAAGGTGGCCCCCTGAGAAGAATTTACGTTGGTACACGTAGAAGTGAACGTAACGCTCGTGGACGTGGCACTCATGTTATACCCTATAGAATTCACATTCCTTGAAAGGACAGGGGTTGGCAAAGTTCCGAGAGCTATTAGAGCCTCTTTTATAATGTCCAGCGCGGTCTTGTTCCCTTCTGCATTTGTTGCACTTATAGTGTCATTGTGCTTGAACTTACCAAAGATGAATTGTCCACTAGCGTCAGGAACAAATACGTCTAAATCGTTAGAAAGGGTTTCTGACGGACCTGTTGGTCCAGTAGCACCAGTGGCCCCAGTAGCTCCAGCTCCTCCGACAAGAGAGTCAAGAAAGTCTTGCATGGTGCCAGAGTTTCCTTGAGCAGTCCATACCTCGTAAGCGCTATCCCCCTTTGGGCCCTCATCACCTGTTGGTCCAGTGGCTCCAGTTGCACCTGTAACACCTGTAACGCCCGTAACGCCTGTTGCACCAGTGACTCCTGTAACTCCAGTGACTCCAGTCACGCCAGTAACCCCTGTCACACCAGTGACACCCGTTGCTCCTGTGACACCCGTCACCCCAGTCGCACCAGTTACTCCTGTTGCACCTGTAATACCAGTAGCACCCGTGACCCCTGTCACGCCTGTAACCCCCGTTGCACCAGTAGGTCCTGTTACGCCCGTAACTCCAGTGACTCCAGTAACACCTGTTACGCCCGTCACCCCTGTTGCCCCAGTAACGCCAGTGACTCCAGTGACGCCCGTAACTCCAGTGACTCCAGTGACGCCCGTAACTCCAGTGACTCCAGTGACGCCTGTAGCCCCAGTGACACCGTCGTCACCAGTCTCTCCTTTAAGGCCGAACGTTGGGTGTATGGAAACTTGAGCCAGCTCTGAAGGAACTGTAGACACTCCCCCATCAGAAATTAGAGAGATACCAGATAACGTTAAGTGGTCAGCGCTTCCATAAGATGCACTACTAAAGCTGTATACAAGTCTACCATCAGTAGTGTTTATAGTTATCGCACCCTTTCTTACGTTCGCTATAAGTTCAGCTGTGTCCGATATACTGGCAGTAACAGCTGCGGCGGTTCCAACCTCTATGCTTACGAGTTCGCTTACATATATAGCGCTTACCGATCCTGGGGTAGAGCTGTTTAGAAGAATGTCACCAGAATCTAGTGACGTAGGAACGGATCCAGTTACTCCGAGGGTAAATGTATCTCTTGATTCTATCCCCTGGACTATATTGTCTGGGGTTATACATATAGTCAGATTGGCTCCTCCTTGAGTTCCAGACCCGTCTGAGTTAAAGCTGTTGTCTGTTCCCCCTTGATATACAAGTCCAGCAAGCACTGTGGCGTCTGGCTCGTACAATATTGTGTTAAATGTAAATGTAAAGACCTCGTTGTTATCGTTTTCATACAACGAAACGGTCCCGCTAACCTGCTGATTAGCCATAGCCTGAAGTAGCGGCTCTTGCTCACTCGTTATTACAGCGCCGTATATCTTTATTAGGGCAAGAGGATCTGTGTTCAGGTTTACTGCGCTTAAATTAGCGGGTGCTGACCCATACCAATCTAGTACGTACTGTTCTCCGTATGTTCCGTTTTTGACATCAATACACACCGTCCCAGCGGGGTCATGTCCAGTAGCTCCAGTAGCTCCAGTAGCCCCAGTCACACCAGTAGCTCCAGTCACACCAGTTACACCAGTTACTCCAGTGGCACCAGTCACACCAGTTACACCAGTGGGTCCCGTTGGACCAGTAGACGGATCGTCTTCACATTCGTCGCAACTACAGTCCTGTATTTCAGGACCTATTGTGAAACACACTGTTCCAGTAGCGTCCTCAGTCCAGTCTCCAGTGCAAGATCCAGAGTTTATAGCATAGACAGAGTACGGAGGTGTAGTAGTGCTTGTAAGGCCGAACGTAGAAGCTCCAAGAAGATACGGGCCCGTAGGCGCGGTATCACCGTCAGCGTCATAGTTTATAGCGAAAACACCAGAAAGGTTCGGCAACATGGCGTTCAAATACGAACCCACGTAGTTTCCATCACCATCTATATGGCTAAAAGCAACTATAGTTGTGTCACACGCCCCAGTAGCAGAGAATACCATCTCTCCAGTAGCAGCTGACGGAAGTATGTTAAGCAGAAGCTCATAGCTAATAACATCACTGAAAAACTGAAACGTAGGTGCGAAGTAATCGTTTCCAGCATCTGCAAGGGCTGCCATTTGAGACGTAGATGCACCAGCAATACCTACTGCATAAATATCTATGTTGACAAAATCAGGGCCACCTATGGTAGTTGTTGCTGCTGATATATCCGATATACTTCCATCATTAGTTATAATGATGATTTTTTCAGCGTCAGCTCTTGCGCCTGTTCCAGAACTAAGCTCTTCTTCAGCATCGCCTATAGCTGCGTTTATAGCTGTGCCGCCGCTTGGGTCCGCTATACCGTCTAACGACTCCAACAAAAGGCAGTAATCGTTAGTTAGAGACTGCTCCAGCTGCTCTGACCCATTAGAAGAGTAGCTAAAAAGAGCTATTCTTACTGTATCGTCTTCAAGAAGGCCGAAGTCTCTGAACCCCCTTATTATATTTCGTATCCCTTCTTTCTGTGTTTCCCACTGAGCAGCAGCACTTCCAGATCTGTCAATGACAATCGATACGTCATACAAACCGATGGGATCAATCTGAGTTGTGTAATCGTGACACTCTTCTTCTATGAACGGAATGATTGTTCCTTCTGAGTCGTCACAACACAGATAGAAGCAAACCACAAACATGCCTCCGTCACCAAAAGGCCAGGTGTTGTCTGAGTTTGTACCCCCTAAGTAATTTACGTTTACAGTGTATATATCTACCCCAGGCTGAACCTGAAGACCTCCCGAAGCCTGTGCCCCACCAATTACCGAATACCACTCTACCCCGTAATTCCCGTCTCCGTAAATACCTGATACAGAAATATTTACAGAAAACCCATCTGGTAGTCCATTATTTATAAGATTGAGGAAGTCGTTCGTTATTCCGCCACCTCCTAGATAAAATGTGTTTGTTTCGCTTATAGGATCGTTTGAGCTTCCTGCTGGTGACGGCCACCACCAGTTGGTTTCAAATGGCGTTGTGTCGCTTGGAAGTCCAGTAGTAGTGTTTAACTGGCTTCGCAGCATGTAGTACTCTTGGCATACACCTCCGTATCCTCCGCCTACAGGACCTGTACCTCCAGGGTTATTTCCTCCTTCGCCACCATCAGGGCCACCGACACCTCCCCCTATTGCTGGGGTGATACAGAACTTATACCAAGAGCTGCAATCCGCACCAAAACCAAGACCTGGAAGCTGAGTTGTGCTACCGTTTTCTATTTCTCCGATGTACTGGAGGTTAGAAAACTTAAACACCCCCTGACCAGATACGTCTGGAATGTATCCAGCACTATTGAATATCCACTCCCACCCGTCTCCATTACAGTCTACGGCTGATATCAATCCAGCGCCTCCGCCTTGATTGATTAATTCTAGTATTTCTGCATACCCGTTTGTCTCTGTATCCCAGCCATCATCCTCAGCAAAGTTTAAGTAGTGGTGGTCGCCTAGATATATTATGTCTACTTCGCTTGCTGGCTCACTAGAAGAAGGATCAAAGACGCCAAAAGCAGCATTTCCACTAGAGTCACCTATTATGCCAATGGCGTTCATTGACTCAGCTGTGGTCTTGTAAAAGAAACACTCCTGACCCGTTAAGGGGCCTGCGGGACCAGTAACGCCAGTGACACCCGTTACGCCTGTGGGGCCCGTAGTGCCCGTAGGTCCAGTAGGACCCGTAGTGCCCGTAGGTCCAGTAGGACCTGTTACCCCAGTGACCCCCGTTGGGCCTGTAGGTCCAGTAGGACCTGTTGCTCCAGTGGCCCCCGTTGGGCCTGTAGGGCCAGGAACTGTAGAGTCATTACCCGTTGGTCCTGTAGGGCCTACGATGTCTATCTCGAAGTAGTTGTCGCCCCCATATATATAGAACGTACCATCCTGAATTATGTAGTATATGTCGCCAGTAGCAGCATTGTCAGGAAGGTCTCCAGTAGCGTCTACTGTTCCAGTTATTTCAAGACCAGATCCCGTAGGTCCAGTAGCACCAGTGATTCCAGTGGGCCCTGTAGGACCCGTGGGTCCCGTTGGTCCTGTCGGACCTGTCGGACCTGTAACGCCTGGGGCGCCGTCTTCACCAACACTACCGATTTCTATAAAGGTGTCGCCATCATAAAAATAAATAGTCTCGTTTACAACAATGAGGTCTCCAGTAGCCGCATTTGTTGCGTCTGCAGTTGCGTCAAAAACACCGTCTATATCAAGACCCTGTCCAGTAGCTCCTGTTGGCCCTGGAACTGTAGAGTCAGCACCTGTTGGGCCCTGGACACCCTGTGGTCCTTGAGGTCCTGTTGGGCCCACGATAGAGATTTCTATCCACTCAGTTCCGTTCCATATATACGTTTCGTTATTGAAAAAAGTTATGTCGCCAGTAGCTGGATCTACTATGTCACCAGTAGCCTCGAAATAGTTTATTTCAACCCCATCTCCAGTAGGTCCTTGGGGTCCATCGAAACCCCTAGGGCCTTCTGGGCCTTCTGGGCCCGTGGGGCCCGCAGGACCCTGTTCTCCTTGACCTCCGTCCGAACCCGTCTCCCCTCTAGGGCCTCCGTCTCCAGGTTCGCCTTGTGGGCCCTGTGGACCTTCGGGACCTGTAGGTCCCCGTTCTCCTTGAGGTCCTTGAGGACCAACAACAACCCCGTCAAAAGAGTTGACATCAATGTACGTAGAAGGGTCTACTGATATGGCTACACCGCAAAGATCTTCTGATACAGTAATAACCTCTGCTTCTGTCGGTACGGGGCAGACTATAGTTACTGATACATCGTTCTGAGTTGCAACGCATGCCGTCTCAGTAGTTTGAGTCAGGTCGATGCATGTGACCTCAGAGTCAGATACCGTAATAGTACAGCTCGCGGGCTTACTGACATCTATAGTCCCCGCATTCTCTATTACGACTGTTATTTCTGCATTAGACGAGAGTGACATCTTCGTTCACCTTGAAGGTGCCAAACAAGTAGGTTTTTACTGTGCTGTTATCTGTGTTCTGCAAGTCATACACAAAAAGACCTGAATCTATAGCGGCCATAACAGTAGCTACTGCCTGAACAGTAAGTTTTGAATTGGTTTCTGTTCCATTGGTAACTGTGTAACTAAAACTCGTGTCCTCAATGATCGCAGTTGCTGATGTATCAGTTTCCCGAACATCCATAGCCCAACCGCTTGTAGGCATTTCTTTCCCGAAATCCAGAGCAAGGGTAAAAGTATCTCCCTTTCTACAAATGATATCCAGCCTGGCGGCGGTATCAAGATTAACTGTTGTCTTGCTGGCCTTGCTCATTTTGTATTGCTTGCTGTATTATTTGATCAGGGGTCATTGGCCCTTCTTGCTGTTGCATGGGCTGAGGTTCACCTATCTCCCCTCTAGTTCCTTGTCTCTGTGAGATTAGTTTGCTTTGATCTGCGGTCTGCTTACCAACCCGCATGTCCTTTCGGTCCTCCTTGAAGACCTCCAGTTTCTCCCTGAACTCCTGGTCATCGGTCTTGAATCCAAGTGTGGCCTGAGCCTTCATGATCTCAATCTCCTTTCTGTGCTGATGACGAAGAACTTCGAGCTGAGATTCAAGCTGAGCCTTTAGCTGCATAGCTTGCGCGTCGATCTGAGCCTGCATCTGCATCTCTTGCTGCTTAGCTTGTGATGCCGCCTGAGTAGACTGGATCTGAGCCTGTGACTGCGCTTGAACGTTTTGCTGGGCCATTTGCTGGTTCCTAGCAATCCTTTTCTTTCTTCTTACGATCAAAAGGCGCTCTGCCTGATTTACATCCTTGAGCTGCCTTATCGCTATGGCGTCCTCGATGTCTAACTCCTTTTGAGCCAGAGACGCCTGTATGTTTTGTTCGAGATACTGCTTCTCAACCTCCTCCATCTCCTTGACGACCGTAACTCCGAAGTTGTACATGGGGAGGTCAGAGAAGGTGTTGAGCATAGAGACGTTCTCCTTACCTATGGCGTTCTCATACGCTCTGTACAAGATGCTTCCCCTGGGAATCACTTGGAGACACTTGACAATGTCAGAGCAAACCTTCTTGAACAGAACCATAGATGAGTTCGTGATGTCGTAGATGGCGTTGTTTCCAGCCGCGATAGCCTGCTGCCTAACACCCACGAGTTGATCGCCTTTCGGGGTAGAGGCGTCCATGGCCTCGTTGATTCCCGTAGCATCCCTAATCAGCCTCAGGTAGTGATTGTAGAGGTTGATGAACTCGTTGATGTTCCGTATGTTGTTACCGATTTCCCTGATGGGAGGGTTCTGGAAACCGCCTTCGGGATTCTTGCTGCGGTAGTAGAAGACACCCGTTTGTTCGTAGATGTCGTGGAGTTCGAGAGGTTGGAGCTCACCCCCTTTGCCGAGCTGAACGTTCTCCAAACCCTCGATATCAATGATGATACCATCGGGCTTTGCTTTTGCTATTGCCTGTTGAATTTTCAGGTGCGTGAGCTGCAACTGGTCTGCGAAACCAATGCAACTGTCTACCATGGACTTCGGAATATTTCCGTCAAGATTAGTAGCAACGACAGAGTAAGAAAGATTGGTACGACTAAGGTCATGTATGTTTTTAGGGACGTTCTTTTTGATTCCGTAATCAAACAGCTTGTCGCACCCCATTATATATGACCCTCCGTACACAGCCACATTCGGCATCTTTGTTACAGACCTTTTGTATACTGAGTTACTTGGGGCTTTGTAGTTCTCCTCCTTTTGGTAGAACCCAACATTCCCGTACTTGCTTTGCTTTTCCTCGAAGACCATCATGTCTACAGAAAGGAACTCAAAGTCCAAGACGTCGACCATGTACTGGTCGTACTCGTTTCTACCCTTACTATCGTTCAGGTAAGCCCGCATGGCGGTGGTGTCGTACTGGTACCTTTTAGCTACGGTCTTGGCGATCTTTTCGTACTCATCGTCGGTAAACTGGTCCCCAGCAACCCTTCGAAGCTCCTGCAAAGAGATTCTCTTGACATGACCAGCGTACACAATGTCCCCAAAGTTGGGGTCTTCAGTGTAGCTGTGAACGAAGTTTTTAGGGTCCACGTAGTCGACCTTGATTCCGTAGTTGGGGTCATTGCTCCTCTTAGTGACCGCCATGCCCAGGGTGGCTATATCATTGACGCACCTTCTGTAAGTAGAATCGTTGAAGTCGTTCCACTTCAGGGTCATGTTGGTGGCTACCTGAGCCGCAACCTCAGAGGCAGACTTTATGTTGGTTTCCAGAAATATTTCAGCTTCCTCAAGGGTTTCAGGTATCTCCTGACCTTGAGTCAGGTCTACACCTACCTTGTCTTTAATCTGAGAGATCTTATCCTTGTTCTGGACAAGCATCTTCACCTTTCTTCTCTCCGCGTCTTTTTCAGAGGCTGAGAGGGGGTCGACGGCTTCTAGGTTCGGGTACGGATCACTTGATAGTATCTTGTTTACCACGATCCTGACAAACTTGGGCAAAATCGGGACGGGAGTAAAGTCAAGGTTCAAGAAACTTCCGTCGTTGTTCGACGGGTCGAGGCTGTTCAACAACTGCCTGTAGATGCTCGTGTCTTGGGTTCCGTTAGCGTAAGCTCTATTTCTTTCAAACGTCCTAGACCTCTTTTTATACAAAGAGTTGTCGCGCTCTACGGCACCCCACTGCGAGGAAATGGCCTTCGCGTATGACAGACCGTACTCCTTACCCTCCTTCTCCGCCTTGTTTGCCAGCGGGTTTGGAAAGCCTACAGTGTTCTTCCCGTGCTTACCGTACATCTAACGGCAAATATAACAAACTTAGCGGTGCCATTCTTTTGGCTTTACCTTCCTGACAAACCTCTTGCCCTCGAAGTTTGAAGCTTTTCTTTCTTGCTTAACTTTTTGAGCTGCAAGAAGCGCAAGTCCTGAGCTAATAGTAAGGTCATACTTTGTCCTATTGCTGATTTTGTAGCCTATCCAATCCTCAAGAGTTCTGTTGAAATACATGTTCCCGAAGTCTGCGGTCTCTGGCTTTACACCTACGTGGTTGTGGATGTAAGCTTCGATCGCGTGAGCATGAGCCTGAATCACATCAACAGAGTTCGACGGTATCCCCTTTGTCTTGACCTTCATTGTAGACCCTGGGGGAGTGAGGTGTTTAGGTCGATCCAAGACGTAACCATCCCAGCCCCTCTTCTCAAAGTACCGTACAATACCGTATTTGTTGTTCTCGATGAGTAGCGGGTACCCATAGAAAACAGACGCCATAAGAACGTCTTCGTAAAATATACTGGCTAGATCTGGCCTAGACGCATACTCAAGCACAAACATGTTGCTTGGGGTTTTGTCATCCATGTTAAACTTGTTGTACAGATGAAGAGCCCCCTTAGAACCCCTTCCGTCAACAGTTTCGTCTAGGTCATACGAGTCAACTCCACCGCACCCATACTGAGAAAACGGAGCCACCCTCTTGCCTCTTTCTTCGTGTATTACATTTCGTCTATCCTTAGGTGGCATCCAGCTAACATGGAATCTCCCTTTAGGGTCTGGAGAGAACATTACCTCCTTATCCTTCACCTTCCAGATGAAGTTGCCTGTCACGACTGGGTTGGGGTACATGTTACTATTCCAGTCTATTTGCTGATATATCTTTCCTATATTGAATATACTGCCTTCGATGCTGTCACGAAAAGCCTCGTCTTCAGTTAGAGGAAACTGACGTATGATCTCGTTGAGCTCAGAAGGGTCGTGCTTCAAGGAATCCCGCTCGTTCTTGAGATACTCTCTGCTTCCTTGATCTATAATCTCTTCGTCTATTCCTTCTACGGGTTTAGTCGGGTTTTCAGTGACCGCGTTTCCATATTTATCGAAGAACCCTTCCAATGCCTGGTCCGCTGGGATGAAAATTCTGTATAGCCCGCTTCGGGTCCTACCATTGGCGTTCCTCTCCGTGGGATCAGAGTCTTCCCACAAATTCTTGTATTCCTCACCACCCTTGTCCATCGGGTTTACTGTAGAACCGACGAGGGCTTTACCTACGACTTTCTTACCAACGATGAGACAAGTTCGCTCAATCCGCCATGCTTCTCGAATGTCGACAGGTTTCTCCCACTTTCCAGCCTCGTCGAGGTAGAGCATATGTAGCTTTTCTCCGTCGTAAGCGTTGTTAGTGGTGTTTTTCC